TAATGAACGGGGCCTTGATAAGTCACGGCTACCTGACAGAACAACATGTTGTTTTGATGATGGATTGGGTCAAGACGGCCCGCCTTCTGCAAACTATAAGCCATGAGGACTCGTGGCTAGATAAAGTCGGTTATTCCGCTCTTGGGGGAGAGTTTTCTGGAAAAAGCGAAGAACTAGACAATCTCGGCATAGATATCGACATGCTGAGAGAAGTCGAAGCAACAAAAAGAAAGATGAATAAATGAAGCTTAAAATAGCTAGTCCCTCTCTGAAGTCAGAGTGGGTTCCCCCCGCGGAACTTCCTGACCTCACTGGCGCAAATACAATTGCCATAGATGTAGAAACAAGAGACCCCAACATAAAAAAGAACGGCCCCGGATGGGCAGTTGGGGACGGCGAAGTAGTGGGCTATGCCGTCGCTACCGCCGATTGGGCTGGCTACATCCCCATAAGACACCTTGGGGGTGGAAACTTGGATGAGAAGATAGTCAACAGATGGCTCAAGAAAGTCTTTGATTGTCCCGCTGATAAAATCATGCACAACGCACAGTATGACGTAGGCTGGATCAAACGCATGGGCTTTGAGATAAATGGCCGGATCATCGACACGATGGTCGTCGCGTCCCTGTTAGATGAAAATAAGTTCTCCTACGCATTAAACTCTCTCGCGTTTGAGTATCTGGGGCTCGCAAAGAACGAAAGCCTGCTTCGGCAAGCGGCAAGCGAGTTCGGCTTTGATCCCAAGGCCGACATGTGGAAAATGCCCGCTATGTATGTGGGGCCCTACGCCCAGACCGACGCAGAAGTAACCCTGCAACTCTGGGACTACCTAAAAGTAGAGATCGGCAAGCAGAACCTTTGGAATATTGTCAACCTAGAGCTAGACCTACTGCCCTGCTTGGTTAACATGACATGGCGCGGGGTCCGCGTAGATATGGACAAAACCGAAAGAACGCGCGACGCGATCCTAAAAAGAGAGAAATTAGTCCTCAAAGAGATAAAATCCCTAGTTGGCCGAGATGTAGAGATCTGGGCGGCAAATTCTATTGCAAAAGCCTTTGATGACCTCTCCATACCCTATCCAAAGACAACAAAGGGTGCGCCGTCGTTCAAAAAGCAGTTTTTGACAGAACATACAGAGAAATTGCCAAAACTTATCGTTCAAGCGCGTAGTTTAAACAAAACCAGCGGAACTTTTATAAATAATATCCTAAAATTCTGTCATGGCGATGGCAGAGTGCATTCGCACATCAATCAGATACGCGGAGACGATGGCGGCACGGTTTCTGGCCGATTTTCCATGAATAATCCCAACCTACAGCAAATTCCGGCCCGCGATCCCGAAATTGGGCCCCTGATCCGCTCTTTGTTCCTTCCAGAAGAAGGAGAACAGTGGGCGTCCATAGATTACTCGCAACAAGAACCGCGGATCTTGGTTCACTACGCCCATGTCTACGGAAAAAGCCGTGACGTGCCGTTAAGAGGTGTTGAAGAGTTTGTAACCAGTTACCGAGAGGATCCAGACATGGATTTTCACACAATGGTTGCCGAAATGGCCGATATCCCTCGAAAACAAGCCAAAACCATCAACTTGGGCATGATGTATGGTATGGGAGTGGCAAAACTGGCAGACCAGCTAGATATTGAGGCGTCAGAAGCCAAAAATCTCGTAAAACAGTACCATGACCGCGTACCTTTCGTAAAAGGATTGATGACGGGGGTTACAAACCGCCTAAACAGCAAAGCAAGTGGCGGAGCAATCAGTTCTATCCTTGGGCGCAAGTGTCGGTTTAATCTTTGGGAGCCCGACTCCTTTGAAATGACAAAAGCTATGCCATATAAGGAAGCCGTCCTAGAATATGGCGATACATGCCGTTTAAAGCGGGCCTACACCTACAAAGCGCTGAACAGACTAATCCAAGCGTCCGCCGCGGATATGACAAAGAAAGCTATGGTGGATTTGTACAAAGAAGGGTATTTACCCATGCTTCAAGTGCATGACGAACTTTGCATGTCAGTAAAAGACAAAAAAGAAGCAGAAACTATTGCAAAAATTATGATAAACGCGGTAGTATTAGAAATCCCTAGCAAATGCGACGTTGAAGTGGGTCCAAGCTGGGGTGAAGCTCTTTAGGATGGCTTCTAGCGCACGGCTCACTGGCGCACTCCACTTCTAACTAAGGCGGCACTCCACCCAGTGTCGCCTTTTTTCTTGTAAGTTCCCATAAACTCCTATATGCTATTCATGAAAACGCAAAAAAGGTTAGCCCAATGGATACTACAAAATGGAAAAGCGTCCTTGTGCCCATTGAGGTCTACAAGGAAATAAAAGAACACTCCGTAGTCAACGGAAGAACGATCAGCGGGCAGTTAAGAATTATGTTTGACGTTTATTTACAAAATAAAGACAAAACGCTTGACGTATCCCATAAAGTCGCTTATAAATAGCGCAGACATTCTCCAAATGTTTCAATCGTTAAAACCTTCAGTCACATGTCCTGACTGAGGGTTTTTTCTTTTTTACGATCATTACTTGACATTATCCCATACAATCTATACTCTATGGTTATTGGAACAGGAGATATGTAATGCGTAAAGAATTAATCAAAGAAGACACATCGTTCCCTGCCTTTGATATATGGCAAGGTAAAGAAGTGTGGCTTGATTGTACTGATGATTTAGAAATTGATTGTGTACATCATGCAGACTCACCTATGAATTTGGCACATGGAATGAATGGCCTCAACGCTTTGGTGATAGTAAATCAACCATCCCGTGATCTTGTTAATAGGTATATGCTGGTGGTGTCAGTAGATGTAGATGATTGGGAGGACGTGTAATGACTGAGCAAGAAATCAAAGACGCATTAGTGGACATTGAAATCTCTGCCTTGGAGTTATCTGTAGGAAATTTTGAAGCTGAGATGTTTGAAAGTGACTGCGAACATATCGCTACATTAGCTTACAAAATTCGCGATCACATGTTTATCAACAAAGCAGAAAAGTCATGAACCATTGGCAAGATTATGTGATTTTTGCAATCATAACTGTAATTGTTTTAGTTTGGATAGTCGGCATTGTTGTCGGCTGGTTTTAAGGGAGAATGTAAATGTCTATGACAGCAGAAATAAAACTACGGGGCGCTGACAACGAAGTCATCTCGTCAACGTCTGTTACATCGGAACATTACGAAGACGGTCCAGATCCCGACAAATTTCTTCATAACGCTTGGAAGATGGCCGATCAAATGGCAACCCACTTTTCTTTCGCGGACGAATGGCGCTTAACTTTAACCTTCGATTTAGATTTGCGAGAAAGCATTGAAGAAATAATGGCAAGGCAGGGGAGAGCGTAATGGGACTTGATATGTATTTAAAGGGCCATAAGTTTACCCCAAATTGCTACAATCAGCACCAACGTCAGAGAGTTGATGGCTACGAAGTTACCAGTTTAGAACTGGATCTCGGCCAATGGCGCAAGCATTGGGCTTTGCACACCTACATTAGTGACAACTACGGCGACGAAAATCGCCACCAGTTTCCAATAGACAAAGAAGAACTTTTGGAAATTGCAGATGCCGTGGAAAAAGGTAAACTGCCAAACGCGGACTATCAACCAGAAACTGACGCTTACCACAAAGAACCAGAACAGGTTGCGAAGACTGCAAAAATCTTTCGAGATGCCGCCGCTTGGCTCGACCGTAAAGACGGCTTCTGGCGCGATGTAGAATACACGGGGAGTTGGTGATATGAGTTATATTGGCAATTATGTTGTCGGCTTGCAGGAGCGTTCTAGCGAATGTCCAGAATGTAAGGGGGGCGGCAAACTAGAAGTAACTGTGGAGGTTGATTCTTTCCGCGATATAGATTGCGATATGTGCAATGGAACTGGTAAATTGGAGGAAGACGATGAGTGAGCATGATAGGGCAAGTCATCCAGCATCAACCATGATAGAAGGTGCTTCGGCACAGGTTGAGATTATCGAAAGCATGCCAAGCAAAGGAGACATTAGCGGGTACTTGCGACTCCTTGCACTTGCGTCATTTTATTGGGAGGCAGAACAAGATTGGCCTCATTTTGTCCAGCAAGTCACCTCGGTTGCAGACCGCATGTTTATGGAGTTCAACAATGAGATTGAAAACACCGTGACGCAACACATTCAATTTAAAACTGGGGGTGTTTTGTGATGGCTAAATGGAACCTCAGTAAACTGAGCAAGGATGATCGTGAGATTGATCCAAGTCATGTTATCGACAAGCTGGATGATAGAATAAGAAAACGTTTGAAAAGTTTGCGCTCAAAAGACTAAACTAATGTATGTGAAGGAGAAGCCCGACATGGATGACATGGAGAAAACCATAAGCAATATCTTGGACGTTTGTCCCACAGAAATGACAGTCCCAGATATGTCCGCCGTAATCGCCAACGTGGTCAACCTATACAAACTTACACCCGTCTGGCCCCTGATCGTCGCACAAACCACAGCCCTGCTCGAAACGCACGAAATAGTAGAGGAAGCCGTGGAAGATGCAACAGATTTTCTAAACAAAGCCGTTAAGAATAGTATGCACTGATGGACGACGAGAGGATAAAAAACGTACTAAACGATCTAAAAAAACTAACCGATGATAGGGAGAACTTTATGAACGTAACTTTTAAAAACGAATTAACGCCGTTTCAAGAAAACGAACTGCAATGGTTACGAAGACAAGTAGATCGCTTGCAAGACGATAAAATGCGCCGAGATGCCGTCCACAAAGAAAACATAGATCGTGAACTCTGGGTAGCCCGCGAAGAACTTAACAACTTCGTCGTCTCGTTAAGAAAAGCAGGGAAAAAAATATGATCTACGATATCTCAAACAGGCTCGCAAAAGATGACTTCGACGAAGCATTGCAAAACACCCGATATGGTGACGTAATAATCTACCACGTCGGAGAATTTGCCAGCGGCAAACATAAGTATAATGCCCTGCTTGCTTCCCAAGGTGGGCTCGTTTCCCTAGTTCAAAAAAAACTCGGAAACTACAAGTTTCAGTACATTGCCCAGCGCTCGAAGAAAAAGCTTAGAAAATAGAGCGGTTGACTTTCTCCCATATCTATGGTATTGTCTCTTAGGGGGCTTCCGGCTCTGTCCCCTATGCTATTTGACAAACCTTGGGATTGGTCCGGAACGGCCCCATAATTGGAGAATGTTTATGGATGAAAACATAAATGAAGATCATGTCTTGCCAAACGGATGCACCTTTCTTGCATCAACAGCAGGACAATACGGAACATGGGCAAAAGCAACTGATCCAATTACTGCGATCAAAAATGCTCTTAAACATGACGGTGGAAGAAAAAAACCCATCTATGTGGTCTACGGTAAAAACGAAGACTTACATATTTCAGATTACGGAGGATACAATTGGCAAGCGGATAATCCACCAACGCCAATTGGAATGTTTACCGTAACAAAAAGTTCCATACGGCCCGTCAAAAAAGGAGACTTTAATGACGATCACGAAGACTGTCTTGAATGGATGAAATCAAATCTGGCAGACATTACAATGTGGAGCAAAGATAACCACATGGAACCCGATGATCGACAGCAAGAAGCTATCGACAAAATGTATAGCGATAAAAACGAACTCTAAAACAAAGCCCGCGGTTCTCGGATCGCGGGCTCTTTTAATGACTAAGGAATACAAATGTTAGCAACTTTATGCCTCGCATTAGCCATCTATCATGAGGCAAGAGGAGAGAATTATGTGGCAAAACTGGCCGTTTCAAAG